GTAGTACCACACCCGGTACCCCCTCCAAACCATCCAGTAGTACCACACCCGGTACCCCCTCCAAACCATCCAGTAGTACCACACCCAGTAGTACCGCATAAACCAGTTTCTCCTCCACATGTCACACCGGTACCAAAGGCCGATGCCAAATCTTTAGCATCTTTTTTCTTCTTTGAATAACCTTTCAGGTATAAAATATTTTTTTAATGCTTGCAATAAGCATTAAAAAAAATATAAAGCAATAAACCAAAATATTACAAGTAATAAATGAATTCTAAATATGGTGAAAAGTACCATTTGCCCGCAAATACGAAAGAAATTCTAAGTTTAGCTTTGGGTACAGCATTAGTTTTTGCTTTACTCCCAACCGACCATCGTAAGGCTAAAATACATATGACATTTGTATGGTTGATTTATAGCATAGTTTATAACGATTTTGTGATAATGTCGATATGTTTACTTTTAATAACTTTGAATTTGGTCGAATAATTCGTGTTTTAATGGTTCCAACTCTCTATTAATTTTTCACAAAGCCGCTCGGTGCCGGACACGATAGAAGAAGACTCTCTATTGGCTTCGACATCTAATTTAACCGGAGTTTTGGGTCAGTCTATTCGGAGAAACTATACAAATATGTGGTGGGGTTGTAGACTATACTTTTTATTAAAATTTTTATTGTTTATTTTTGCATAAATTTTAAAGCTTCCGGGTGAGCTTTAATCACGTCAAATTTAAACTTTTTGAGGTACAAACCTTCAAGTGTTCTAACTCGTGACAGCGCGGTGTATGCCTGACCATACTCAAAAGTCTCGTTCAAATCTATACTCACACAGTCCAATGTCGATCCTTGACACGAGTGAATTGTTAAAGCATATGCTATCTTCAATGGTATCTGAGTAGCATAACCAACCTGTTTAACTTTTCCATTTCTTAAGGTATGAAACAAGTTAAACTTTATAGGTTTAACTGTAGAGGTGGTTCCATTCACCCATTGTACAATTGGATAGTCTTCTGGTGTAAATCCAGTTATAATACCTCTACTACCGTTAACTAATGTAGGACCAATCTTATAGGTCAACATAACCTGGGTATTCTCACAAACTTGTAAGGTAATAGGGGTCGTAGAATTTTTAATAAAATTTTTAACAATGTAATCAAAAGATATGGTGCATTCCTCCTCTTTGAACGTCATTTCGTATTCTCTAAATTCAAATCCTTGTTTGGCCAACTTGTTTAATGATTTTTCGTTCAAATCAGCTACAGATCTACGTGTGCAAAATAATTTGGTTGGTTTAACCTTTTCCGAAGGAAGTATCTTAAATCTAGACGACAAGATCTCTTTAACCTGATAATCAACCACACCAACTCTAATTTTATTTAAAACATTTTTAAAGATAGAATCAATCTGTCTAACTATATTTCTCAATTCTATGGTTTGATCTATGCACCGATTAAATTTTTTACTATGAATAATTAAGGTAGAATTTTGACTTACACATGGTAGTTGAAATAGGTCTCCGGTGACCACTAATTGAATTCCCCCAAATTTAAGCTTGTTTTCCCTCACCAATCGAGCTACTTTTTCAAGTTTATTAAAAATGTCTGGGTGAAGCATACTTATTTCGTCAATAATTAAAAGATTTAATTTCAACCATAAATCTCTTTTATCTTTATTTCTAATTATTTTATCGTATAAATCCTCCACATCGTCGTTTCCTAAACCGATACCCAAAAAAGAATGGAGCGTTGATCCACCAATATTAAGTGCGGATATTCCCGTGGTTGACGTTAACCCTATTAGTTTATTTTGTTTGTTGGTTTCGACATAATGCTTGATTAAGGCCGATTTACCCGTTCCAGCGGGAGCATTTATAAAAATATTTTTTCCAGACTCAATCAACCTCAAAACATACTCTTGTTCTGGATTAGGCACAAAGGTGTCTGTAACTGGAGTGGTGTTATACTTCCAATATTCGATCCAAAAGTATGGATCGCTAACCCATATAATATTATCATATGGTAATCTCTTTAGTATATTAATTTTAATTTCGTATGGTAAAGACGAAGCATATTTTTGCAATCCATTAGTCATATTTAATGTTTATTTATAATCATATTTTAAGGGAAAAAATTCAATTTTAGTTTACAGGCTTAACCCTTTCACTGCCGTGGTGTCTCATCTTTTACCCTTTGGGCAAAAGAGTTCAAAGATGGTAACATTTTGGAATCAAAAGAGTTAAAAGGTCATACTTAACCATTCGGAGCCTTTTATCCAGTTTTTATAAATTTGATATAATGCATGATCCGTATTCTCCTTAAATAAAATATTTAATAATTTTATGGCTGCAACATCCTTAAAAAGTATAGTAAAAATTTTATTTTTTATGGTGACCTGTTCAGGGTTACATTTAACCATTTCGATGATTTCATTTGTAATTTTTTCGAAAAGGTTCTCTGACCCAAAACAAAAATATTTCAAGTTTAAGCTGCATTCCAACGTTGAAACCGAAGGATGAGATATATAAAAAAGTTGGTTTAACAACACCTTTTTCAAATCTAAAGGTTCTTCTTGACTTTGCATTGAATATTTATTTTATAAATAAATAAAAGACATGATGGAACTGGTAACAATTTTTTATAGCAATTATTCAGGTAATTGTAAAGCTCTGTTTCAATATTTAAAAAATTCAAATTTAATGAATAGTTTATCCATAAAATTTATCAATATAGACAATTCAAGTATCAAAGAAGAGGTATTGAAAAAAATTGACGTTGTTCCTGCTATAGTAGTTATTGATAACGACCAAGCATCACTATATAGCGGAGAGAACGTGTTTGAATGGTTTTACCAATTTCACAGTACACTTGTGGCGCAACAACCGACTGCGACGGTCGAATCAAAGAATAATTTACATTTACAGTCGGTTGAAGACCAAACTAACCATAAACCGACAGAGTCTCAAAGTAGTATGGTTCAAAATGAACCACAAAATACAAAGACCAAAACAATCATGGAGATTGCTGCAGAAATATCAAAAAACAGAAAGAAAATGGACGGTTAAATTAAATGTAATTTTCAGAAAATAAATGGCATCTGGAATAGATTTTAAAACAGTTGATCCCGTGGCTCAATTAATTGCCAGTGGATCTGGTGGGGGTGGGGGTTTACCTTTAACCGGGGGTACTTTAACGGGTAACTTGGTTATGCAAGTTCCCTCCATCGTTTCACAGTGTCAAGGACCCATTGGTCCTTGCGACCTTACGAATAAACAATACGTGGATGGGTTGCTCGCGGGCGGTCCGTTTCTACCTCTCGCGGGCGGTTCTCTATCGGGCAACCTAGTTTTGGCCGGAGGCGCCAAAGCCCAACAAACACAAACTCCTACAGTCGGTGACGACCTTGTAAACAAAACCTATGTTGATGGAGCTTTTCAAGCTAAAAAACCGGCAGCTGTAACAAACAATATAGCTGTCTTTGGCGCTGGAGCAGACCTTGGACAGACCATTGATTCCGGTGTACAAATAAATGATTTAGTTGCGGGTATAAACACCTTATTTACATCGGATAAAACAATGTCTCAGATTAGAAAGGCGTTTTTTGTTATAAACAATACTGCACCTACGGATAGTATTGCTTCTGGGGAGGCCGTAAACTTATTCATTAGGAATGATCAGATTGGATCATCCGACTGGCCTATACCACTTCCCAACGATGGTACAGTTTTCTCCGTTAATGATTCCGGTGTGATTAGTATTACGAATCCGGATACCGAAAATAAGACGTATAGGATAACTTTTATCAGTGGTGGTTTGAACGAACAATCTGGGCCTCCCGCTTTGGATGGCGCAGTCGAAATTCAATTCTTTGATGAAACCGGCAATACTCAAGTAGGCCTTACAGACCGTTTAAGATGTTTGGCAAGTACTACTTTACCACAATTTGTGAATAAAGTTGTTAATACAATTACTGTAAATATAGGTCCAGTTGCACCAAATAATGTTTTCTCGTTTTCTGTGGTGGCAACCAACCTAACAGCTACAAACGTTATTTTGGACCCGAACGCGCCTCTTTTCGACTCGTCAAAACTTGTTATCGAAAGAATATGTTAACCTTTACGCTATAATATTAATTTTTAAAGCTTTATAAAGCTTTAAAAAGCTTTAAAAATTTAAATATTTTTTAAAATATTTTCAACCTCACTTTTAACCTTCTTCAACGGTTGGTTGGCGTCAATAATATAAACGTTTTTTAAGGTTGCTATTTCCTTATTATACTTGTTGTTCAAAAGTTGAAGATAATCCAATTTTAATGATCTTTCGGCAGCACGATCTCTCTGTAAAATTCTTTGATAAGCAACGGTTGTATCAACCTTTAAATATATAAATAAATCTGTTGTAAAAGCAATCTTGTCGTAAAACGAAGAATAAATTTCGTATTCTAATGGTTGAATGTGACCAGCTTCAACCAACATTTCCGTAAAAATATTTTTAGAAGACCACGGACACCTTTCCATTATAACAATATCTTTAATATTTTTAAAGGTCGAAAAGAGCTTATGAAACGAAAATAAAACTTGATATTGAAATGGTGCCGCATAGGTGGTCATGTCTTCGTAAAAATTTTGAAGAAGAGACCATTCGTGCACAGGTTCTTGGAAGCATGTAAAATCATCACTCAACCGAGTAATTAATGATGATTTACCGCACCCTATAATACCATCGATACAAACAGTGTATACCATTGTTATATTTATTTTATGCTTGTTTTAAGCATAAAATTCATTTTATTTAAGAGAAATTATTTAATTTTGGAAGGTTTAAGTAAGCATCCCGGGGAAGAGGAAACTTTTAGTTGTTTTGTTGGATCAATCTTACCTTCTTTTTGGTACGGAATAAAAGATTGAGTTAATGATAATACTTGATCCTTTAAACACTTTTCATTTTCCAATTGAGTTTGAAGGTGTTCAATGATCTTTTCCTGTTTAATTTCTTTGATTGTCGAGTTAAATCTGTTTTCTAGGTCCTTTGTGTCCTTGAGATATTTATTTTGTAGACATGAAAATAATGGACATTTATACTTTTCAAAATCGTCAATATTCTTTAATTCGTCTAGCTCGCCCATCTTCTTAAAATCGACCACAAATAGGTCATTTAAACCATCAACATCGTATAACTGAGTTGGGACCAAACGATTGTTAATTTTTTTAAAAACAGGAATATGATTAGATGTAACCATTTGTACAACGTTATGTAAATTGTGCGTATATGGTACAAGTTTACCGCTGCTTAACTCGTAGATCCAATTGTAAATATTGTCCGAAATATCGTTAAACAATACCATAATTTTCATTAGACCTTTTATTGTAAAAAATGGAGTACGACAACCTTCAAATTTAAAATATTTTACAGTGGTTGAGTCCAAGTTTAAACTTATAGGGTTAAAATTTTTACATCTATACTTTTCCAAGACCACTTTAACGTTGAAATACTCCTTTTCGTGAGCCTGTTTAAATTCTTCCAGATTGAGGTTAAAAGAAGGTATATTTTTTTTGATCCAATTTTTTTTAATTCCTACTTTACCAGCCTTTAACACTACCGTATCCGAATCGGATACTTTAAAGGTTTTGATAAAGCTTTTTAAATTTTTTTTAAACGGTTTTTGATCAAACACGTATAGTTCTGTCAGAGTAACGTATTCTTCCATATTTATTACTGAAAAATACAGAAGAGAGATGGATGATAAAAAATAATATAATAGAAACGGAGTTGGGACCCATTTTTTAGGTTCAACCGAGTCATTAACTTATCATTCGGGCAAAACTATTTATATCAATGAAGCCGGTCTGTACAGCCTTATTATGAACAGTAATGCTTTATTTGCCGAAGAATTTCAAGATATGGTTTATGAGACCATACTTACGAATACTTGGAAGTATGGTTCTTATCAAGTTGAGAATCAACTAGCTGAAGAAGCCGAAAAAGTAGCGGAAGAAGAGAGACTACAGCGTCTTCTATCAGAGATAGAAGCAAGGCAAAATTAGAGAAGGCGCTCAAGTTCAATCAAGCGACTAAACCGGTCGAACCACAAGAGTACATTTACGTAGTCACCACAGACCGTTACATTCCGGAAAACAAGTACAAACCTGGAGGGTGCTACGAGCTTCAATCTACTCAAGTCTCGAATGACTTCGTACAATTGTGGCAAGTCCGACTCCGGATCTACACAAACTTGGGAAGTAGTCAAACTTCTAGGTTCGAAGGTCAAAACCAACTGTACTTTTAAATATTAATTTTTAATTTTTAATTTTTAATTTTTAATTTTTAATTTTTAATGCTTTCAATAGGCATTAAAAATTTATCATCTTTACTTCTTTTTTGGTTTGGCTTTTGTCGCGACCTCTTTCTTTGATTGCTTTTTGGTTTTAGGTTCTTCTACAGCTTTAGTTTCCTTGACCGGTTTACGACCTTTCTTAGGTTCTTCCACAACACCGTTAGCTTCTTCTACCTCTTCAAAGCAGTTTTTAAGATATTTTTGCATAGTTGGATATTTAAGGACGATACCATCCTCAACTTGCAACAATTCTTTAAGTTTGGCATCTGGAATTATAATGGTTCGATTGTCTGGATCTCTTAGGTCGTTTTCTTTAATGTATGAACAGAGTATATTGGTCACGTCATAGCGAGATTTTTGAGTAGTTCCATATTCCAAGTCGGCAAACAGAGCCATACTCTTAGAAATTGGTCTCAATTTTTCAAGACCGGTACTGTGGCATTCTCTGGTTCGTTTCGGCTTGTATTGAATATTTTTATATTTGATTAAGAATTTCTTGGCTTCTTTGACTTCACGCAAGGAATTTCTTAAATTTTTACGCATCTCGACAACGGTTGGGTCTTGAAGCTTAATCACAGCCTCAATCGAAGCGACCGCTGTTTCAATCCTGTCAAGGGACTTTTCAAAATGCTCCAAGGCAATTTCCTTGTTCTTGCGACCCTTTTTGGGGATCATAGTTGATTCAACTTGTTTAGGTGCTACTGCAAACATATTTCTTTATAGTTATATTTTGTCCTTTTAAATTTTCATTTTTTCTAAAATATAAAAAAAATAATAGTTAAAACCACCATTAAATGTAAATTTATAAATTTTAAGTTTAACCAAAATTCTAAGGTTAAAGAGGACCTTCTTCTTCGTAAAATACTACTACTACCAGCTAAAAGAAGAGGAATCCGAGAGAAGCTCTAGAGGACATTTTGGTTGGTTTACGCTCCTTATTTTAAGCATTGCAATAAACTTTAAAAAATAAAAATATTTCTTAAAAAATAGATATAATAAAATGATGAAAATTGACTTTGAATTTATATCGACTCACAGAAACCGTAATTTATGGCCCAATCCATGTCTTTTCGAAGTACCGTGGTCTGGTAATGGTCAATCAACAGGTTTAAACGCATTTGATCCGATCAGTAATCAAACTCCGATAGTTGCTTGGACTGGTCAAAACATTTCTATAAATGCGACTGTTGTCACTCAAACATCTACAAGCGTGGTCCTATCTTCTCCACTAAATAGTTTCTCTACTCTTCTCAACTACTACCAAGGTGCTGAATTTAATGTTCCATCCATCTTTAGAATAGATGGGTCAAAGTTTATAGGTCAAAGTGGAGGCTTGGATTACATTCAATTGGAAACGAGTGGTGGCGCAGATGTCACTGTTGGTAACGTAATAACGGTACAAACCACCGTTGTTCCGAATACTCTGTTTGTTCCTACGGGATCCGACTCGCCAAACGCCTACGTTGGAAAATATTTGTACAACGAAACAAATGGTGAGTCTGTACCGATTACCTGGTACGATGCCGTATACCATAAAGTGATAGCTCAGATACCAGATGGTTGGAACGCAACCGACCAGTATAGTATCAGGGAACAACTGCCGACGGTTGGAAACTTTAGTCTGGGTGCAGGTAATACGACAACCACGGTAAACTTGACCGGTATTCAGGTACCTGTAAATTTAGGGGACTTTATAAGGATAATTTCAACCGGGGAGATTGTTAAGATTGTAGGGTTTGACACAACCACTTCTTTGGCTACCGTATCACCCCTTCTTTCTGCTGTGTTTCCAGCTGGAGAGATTGTTGAAATGTTGTCTCAAACAGCCGACAACTACAAAACTTTATCATATGCTGGTACAACAGTCGGACAACACGAGCAAAAAGGGTACGATATCCAATGTGTCTCGGCTAGTATACCCAATCTTGTAATTAAGAATGGTGGTGGATTTCCAGCAGACTATCCGTTTTTATACGTCGAACTTTATGACACAAACCATCCATCACAAAACTCTTTATGCTCAAATAATCACTCGAATAAGAGTTATTTTAAGGTTACAACACCCATAGGACAGTTGCTCGATCGTAAAGAAAAATTTACCAAATATACAGGTGATTTAAGCTTTAAAACCATACGCTTCAGACCGACTAGCAATTTCAGGGTAGCTTGGCGCCTTCCATCGGAGGAAATTATTCAATTTGAAAAAGATGATACAGTAACACCTCAACTTCCAAACGAAAGTTTGCAAACATCGACCAAGTTTAATGTAAGGAGAGATTAATCTTAAATTTAAACCTTTTAAAGTTGACAACTTTAAAAGGTCACATCAGCCACGGTTTTGCGACGTTTATCGTTTACTTGGGATTTTAGATGCATTTTGGCAAACTCGAACCATACGAGTTGAAGTCTTGGATGAATCTTTTTAATTTCATAGAATGGTTCTTTTGGATCATAAATAAAATTTCCAGATTGGGCCATTTGTTGTTTATTAAATACAACCAGTAGAGAATAAAGCTTCTCTTTACCTTCTAAATTTAATTTATTATTAATAGCATCTATCAACCATACTATTTCGGCGTGGTTTAGACAGTCGTGCTTCTCAGTCAGTCTAGTCAACGACTCAAAGAGCATATACGATGCCATTTATTAATTACTCGTGGCTAAAAAAAATGAAATGGTGCGGATAAATCACAAATAAATAAATGTCTTCAGACGAAATGCTATTAGAGTATCTATTTTGCTGCAGGTATACCGCAAATAATAATGTACTGGATTTATTGGAAGATTTGGCCAACCGTCGTCAAAAGTGTCCACTCAACAACAAACTCGAATCTTATGGTGACGATTACCATTCTCTCTACAAAGATGTTTTAAAATATTTTAAAATTAGAGATGAAAGGCGTCAAACAACCATAGAAATAAAAACCTGGTCTTCTATTAAAAAAAAGGTTACTAAAGACCTTATTTTAAAGAATTTCATTATAGAGGTTAAGAGTATGTATAATTTTGACGACCGCACCACTTCCAATTTGAAACGAGACTTAATGATTGGTTTAAACTATAAAAATATAAACGATAAAAATATTGTTATAGAGAAGAATAAAATATGTAAGATTATAGGGTTAAATTTATCCACAAACTCGTATAGTTGGGATTTCCAAGTTTTTAATTTTAAAGGTTAAATTTTACCATTAAAAATAAATATAAAATGGTAGATATTGAATACAATAAAAATGATTACGTCAAAACTTAATAAACAAGTTACAGGTGCATACGTACCTAAAGAATTGATCCCAGATATAGCTTCTTAGAGTTTTACGATAAGTGTAACAAGGTCGTAATCAACCACTTTGTTAAAGAGTTCAAAACAATGGGTACCAAAGCCTTGACACAAAAAATAAAAGAAGTTGGTTATTAACGACCAAAAATATGACGTTTAAGAATTTATAATTTTTAATGCTTAAAGAAATAACAAGTTTTCTAAAAATGATTTTTTTTATAGTAAAAACTATCATAATAAAAATGTTTGAGTGCGAATACTGTGATTTATTTTTTGAAGAAAAAAGGTTGCTTGTAACCCATCAAAAAACAAAGAAATGTAGTCTTCATAGAAGTATAGGCTTTGTGTGTCAAAAATGTTTCAAGAGTTTTAAAGGCTACGATACCATTTTAAACCATGTCACCGAATGTAAAGTGGAAATAGGTTCAAACGAAGGATTAATGATGGCGGTGGTTAATCAACTCTCCGACAAGTTTAAAACAACCATTGCTTTTAATGAAGACAAGACAAGTGGTCAAATAACCTTTTCGAAAGAATACAATTACACCCACCCCAAAAATTTAGTTCATGGTTTAAATCTTCCACAAAAAATATATTTGTTTGTTAAAAATAAAAACCCCGATTCAAAAATAATAGGTAGTCACGGCCACTACATAAACGATATTTACAATTCTATCATTAGATTAAGTGAACCATTTCAATTTTTATGTTTGAAATATAATTTTGCAATGGTAGTGGATTTGTTGTGGTTAAAAGTTCCCACAACTCAATTTTATATAAAAAATGATGATATATATGTTTTAGGTAAAGTTCAATGTGAAAACGAAGATAAAAATAAATGGTATGGGGACACCTTTTTGTTGAACGAAAATGAAAAAATTGTGAAATGCGTGTGGTACAAAGATCCACAATTGCAACAATTTTTTTCAAACTTATATCCCATTTTAACTGATGTTTTAAACCTTTATTTGACTTTAGGATATCGGTCTTTAAAAAAGGATAAAATTAAGCTTAAAACAGACTTAAAAACCGACACATCTTCAGATCAAATAATTCAAGATTTAATGGACAAATACAACCTAACAAATGTTGTTAACTCAATTAAAATTTTAAACTCGTACGAAACCTTTTACAATATCTTTAAAACAAACTTATATAAAAAATTCGAAATGGATGTATTGCTCCATACCAACATCGGTCATGTATTTAAAGATGAACTATTACCTTCAAATTTTTTCCTAGAAGAGTTTTCTTTAATGAATAACCGGAAGCCTGAATATATTGGAGGAAACTATGATTATCTTCTCCATTATATTTTACCTGATTCGGAAAAGAAAATTTTTATCTCCAAAGAGTAAAAATGCAATTTTTAATGGATATTTAGTCCATTAAAAATTATCATTACACTTTTTTTTTAAAAACGAGGTAATAAATATGAATACCTCCAAATGTAAAGAGTGGGCTAATGAAAGACTTAGCCCGTCACCACGAAACCCTCTTACAAACAGACTTATCAAAAAAGACGGACCAAAATATAAACAATTAGATAAGGAATGTAATGACCTTATTGTTGATATAAATCCGATATGTATGGAATGGTTGAAGAAGAACCATAACAATTTATACTTACAACTTGGTACTCAACCACAACCTAAACCCAAAGTTAAGGCTAGCGTCCAACCCAAAGTTAAGGCTAGCGTCCAACCTTCTATTATAACCGAAGACGAAGATGAAGAACCTGTACCTTCTGGGCAAAAATTTTATACAATTTCTGAACGTCAAGGGTTTAATGGTGAGATTAAATCTTATTTTGCATCGGCAATTATTGAAGAAGGTAAGGCTTGTATGACCAATACTAAAACACTATTGAAATATGTGGTTGATCCCAAGCTTTTAGGTTTTGGGTCATTTGGAAATGTTTATGGTGTTAAAATACCTAATAAAAACATTAAAGTCGCCATAAAAGAAGGTCGTCTAGGCCATTGGGAATTTCGACGAGCTTTGAAAAAAAATTATCCTATCGAGTACCTTTATAATAAGCTTATAAATGATTTGATAGATGATAAGATTTGTCCAAACTTTAGCTATACTTATAGCATATATTTTTGTGACAGTTGTTCTTTAAAAACATTGGATAACAAGACCGTAAATGCCAAATGTTCTGAAACAGTGGTTGAATTGTTCGATTACACTTTGAACAAATTAAAAGATTTGCGAGATGAGGTTATATTATCCATTCTTTTTCAAGTTTTTTTCGGTTTGGCAGTTATCCAAATAGAGTATGGAATGTTCCATAATGACATCAAAAAAGAAAATATACTTATAAAGGAGATTCCACCAGGAGGATACTGGGAGTACTATCTCAACAATACGGTATACAAAGTTCCGAATTATGGTTACATTTCAGCTTTAAACGATTTTGGAGTCTCTAAGGCTTATCGCCAAGGCTTTGCAGACAAACAATATGGTTATAGACACGCAGAGGTTCTACGAGACCCTAAAACTAACGATTATTTTTTTAAACCATTTAATACTCAATTTTATCCATCTTTGGGTAAAACCGGAAAAGTGACAAAAATAGACTCACCAATCAAACGTGACGGTTTTACTTACAACTCTTTTCATCAAAATTTTGACTCAAAACCATCCATACCGGTCGATTTGAACGATATGGTTCGATTCCCCGATTATTATTTTCATTACGACATTGTTGACGCTATCCATATGATTATAGGTGGAAGGAGAACAGGACAACCAGGTGATCATATACCTATGAAAGTTAGTCATAAACTTAAAAGTATGTTGGAACCATTATTTCATTTTGTAAAAATACCGGACGGATGGAGGAACGTGTATGAATTTTCGGCTCATGTAACCATAGAAAAATTATTCGATACATATACAAAAGTAGCTTCCAACGGACCTAAAATTGAGACTTATAGATTAAATTTTAGAAACGTTTAAATAAATTTTAATGGTATTTAATACCATTAAAATTTTTAAAAGAACGGAAAAAAGAATGGAGAAAGTCTTCTTCTCCTGGCAAATCAGCAATATAATCAAAGGTCAAATACACTCCATTATCCACCGTTTCAGAAAAACGTTTCCACTTGATTAGCGAAACATTGAATAGTTGAGCATCTTCGGCCACATTTACCCTACATACACTGTTTAGGTCTGGGACATCTGTAAAAAGATTGGATAGTTTGTAGTTTTTCGTAGTTGCAAGGTACCGACCGCCTATATTGTGTCTATCAATTGCATCTATGGTATTTGCCAACCTTGGATTTTCAAAATCGGTAAATACCTTGTGAATGGCGGCTAAAATACCTTGAGAACAATCATACGAGTTACTCGACCTTAAACTGACCAATAGTTTTTGAAATTCTGTAGTGACATGTATCGACCACAACCCTTCTGGACTAACCACAAAGTGGACCAATTGATCTCGAAAATTTAAAAAACTTAACGCTACAACCATCATATCTTGACCGCTGGGCCAAGATATAAATGCCTTAAACTCTCGAGTTATATGATCAGGGTGCATATGAAACACAAACGGTGAGTCTGGAAGGGGAACTGAACCTTCATCGCCACTTTGAATATTATCGGAATTAAGGCCTATTAAAGCCACACCATTGTCTATATATTTTACGATGGAAAGGTTTCCCGAAGCCTCATTAATTTCTCTTAGACATTTCGATAGTGTGACTGCAACCACCTTTGGAATAAACATGTTTATTAATAAAACATTTTTCTTTAGACTGGCTACAGCCGACCTTATTTGCATTAACGTTAATTTCGTGGAGGGTCTCTTCACATATCTCATACGTATTACTTTTTTAATTAATTTAGGTTCTATAAAACCATATTTAACGAAAAAATTAGCATCCACGTCAAAGTTGGGGTTACTAACCTGAATATCTAAAAAAATTTCAGCATGTATACTTCTGGTTATTATATCCAATATTCTCGTTTTTATTAAATAAGATTCATTTTCAACCTTAAAATAGTCTATAGCTTTTGAATTCATATTATAGATGGCTGCACCATGCAATGGTAGACCATCAAAGATATTTGGAGTAATTAAATTATCGGAGGAAACAGCTGCAAATACGACTCTGTGATTATTGGTTAAATCATACCCTGTATTGTATATTTTTTGTATAAAATTAGGAAAGAAATCAATGGCTGTTTTAACTGGAAAAACCCCAACATTGTCAAAAACATAGAAATGGTCAATGACCACTTCAAATTCCATAGGTACTGGATTC